TAAACATGTTTACAGTGAAGGTGACAAAAAATCTATACACTATGTTTTAAATGATACAGAAAGAGTATTTTTAAACATAGAGGATGATTTTGTTTATTCGGATTTAGATGTATTTGTTAGTGATAATTCAAAACACAAACAGGATATAGAAGCAATCAGGACGCTACTTCAACCTGCCATGCAAAACGGAGCCACGCTGTTGGATGCTGTTGAAATACTATCCTCTGATAATTTATCTCAGATAAAACTTAGGTTAAAAGAAATAGAAGAAAGAAGGGAAAAGATTATGGAGCAGCAACAACAGCAAAATGCGGCAGTAGCTGAACAGCAGCTGCAACTACAGTTGGAAGATTTAAGAATAAGGGAGGAGGATTCTATACGTAGGGCAGAGACGCAAGTACAGGTTGCATTGCTAAGTGGTAAGGGTTCTAATTATGATAATAATGTGGAAGAAGCAAAAGACTTTCAATTAAAACTGGAAAAACAGAGAGCAGATATAAAATTGAAAGAGGAACAATTAAAGGAAGTTGTTAGGAGGAACAAAAAACAAGAAGAATTAAAACAACAAGAATTAGAAATTAAGAAAAAACAGATTAATAAGAAACCATTAAATAGTTAATGATATGAAAAAGGAAAATACCACACCCCCAAAAGTGTTTGAAGGGTTTGAGGCATTATCGAAGAGTTTGCTAGGTCCAACAGTTAATCCAGACGATGAAATACCATACGTTGATCCTGATGAGCTGATTGAAGATGGCGAAGACGAGGATGAAGAAGGTGAAGATAGTTCTTCTAAATCTAAAGCAACCAGTAAGAAAAACGAACAAGAAGACGACGAAGATCTCGATGAGGAGTTAGAGGACGAAGACGAGGACGAAGAAGAAGATGAGGAAGAAATTTCAAAAAAAGATAAGACAAAAGATAAGTCAACAGAAAAGGACGAAAAAGAGGAAAATGATGAAGATGAGGAATTAGAAGTAGAACTCGCTTCGTTTTTGAAAGATAGGTTGTCTGATGAATTAGGTTGGGACATAGATGAGAAAGAAGAATTTTCGTCTATAAAGGACGTAGTAGAGTATATGAGAAAACTGGTAGATGAAAACTCTAAACCGGCTTATCATAGTGAAGAAGTAAAGAAATTAGATGAGTATGTAAAAAACGGTGGAAGTATAGATAAATATTTTAAGGAAGTGTATGGCAGCTCATCTGTTGTTGATTATGATTCTATAGATCTGTCTAAGGAATCTGTACAGAAAAGTGTAGTCAGAGATCTTTTGAAGTTGAAAGGTTATTCAGAAGATAGAATAAATCGTGCGATAGAAAGATATGAAGACAAAGAAACGTTGGCAGAGGAGGCGGAAGAAGCTGTAGAATTATTAAAAGAATATAAGAAAGAACAAGAAAAAAGGCTATTAGAACAGCAGGAAAAATATGCGGAACAAGTGAAAAAACAGCAACAAAAATTCTTTTCTGACGTAACTAATAGCGTAAAGTCTCTCGAAAGTATTCGTGGGATAAAGATATCCAACAAGGAAAAAGAAGAATTGTTGGATTACATATTTAAGCCTGACTCAGAAGGTTTAACTAGATATCAGCGTGATTATATGTCTGATATTAAGAATCTGATTGAGTCGGCTTTTTTTACAAAAAGAGGCGACTTCTTAATTGAAGAAGCAAAGAAAAAGGGTTCTTCCGATGCTTATAAAGAATTTCATCAGAGAATAAAGGCTAGTAAAGGCAAAAGATCTAAAAACTCAGGAGGCCAAGAAAGTGCGTCTAGTTCTGATCTTCTAAGCTCGTTAAGTAGGACCTTACTTAAGAAAGTTTAATTTAAATAGTTTTTAGTTATTATGGACAATAGTGTACTGAATAAATTACAACTTTATCGTACCAAATGGTTTCCAGAGCTTGGTGATGAAAATACGCTCGCTAACACGCTGCTCACAAAACCTCATGAGATTTCCCCAGTGTTATCATACATTATGGGTAGATTTAATCAGGGCAGTGTAATAGATTATATTACAAACGGTCTTGGTAAAGTTATGACCATTGAAAGCAGACAGTATGAATGGCGGGTTATGATTGAGTCAGAAAGAGCTGTTACTATTAGGAACGCACAGATTGATGGCTCGTCCATCAGTTCTTCGGATGTTCCTGGTATAAACGGTCAGCCTATTACTCTATGGTTATCAGATAAATGGTTTGGTCCTGGTGCTATTATCGAATTTGATGATAAAGAATATCAGGCTAGAATCATTTCTGAGCCGTATCAGGACGGGAATGATTGGGTTTATACAGTTGTGGTAGCAGATGGTCAGGCTGAAAGCTTTATACCACCTTCACTTTTGGCAGCAGGTAAAATGGTGTCAAGGGTTGGTAGTGCGTACGAAGAAGGAAGCGACGAGGCTGATATCGTTAACTATCAGACTCCTTTCATGCTTAGGAATCATCTTACTACGATGAGGTTGACTTATGACATAACTGGTGATGCTTATTCTTCAGTTATGGTTATTGAAATACGTGAACCTTCGACCAAGAAATCTACAAAATATTGGGCTCCTTATCAGGAGTGGGTTGCTCTTCGTCAGTGGTACGAAAGAGTTGATTACATGACAATGTATTCTAAGTATAATGCTAATCCTGACGGAACTGTTTCTCTCATTGGTACCAATGGTCGTCCTGTTTATATAGGCGCAGGTATTCTTGAGCAGATCTCTCCGGCAAATAGGAAGTCTTATACAACGCTTACACTTGAATTACTGGATACCTATCTATCAGACCTTTGTTTCAATATACGCGGGTTTGGTGAACGTAAGTTTATCGCTCTAGCTGGTGAAATGGCTATGCGCGAATTTGATAGGGTTCTTAGAGACAAAGCTAGTGGATATACATTGGTAGACACTAAATTTGTTACAGGGTCAGGACAGGAACTTACCCTTGGTGGTCAGTTTGTTACATATAAAGGACTTAATGGTATCGAACTTACATTGAAACATCTACCTTTATATGATGATCCTGTACGAAATAGGAAACTTCATCCGATAACAGGCAAACCTCTTGAGTCATATAGAATGACTTTCCTTAACATAGGTACAAGAGATGGTGAACCTAATATCAAGAAGGTTGTTCGCAAAGATCGTGAACTTGTAATGTGGCATACCGCAGGTGCTGTTGCTCCTGGCTCAGGTCATGCTAAATCAATAAATACTCTCAGGTCAAATACGAAAGATAGTTATCAGGTTAACTTCTTATCAGAACAGGGAGTTATGATTCTTGATCCTACAAGTTGTGGCGAATTATATTGCGACGCTGCATAAATAAACTGTGTGTGAAGTAGGGGGTTGAAAAACCCCCTAAACACTCAAATTATATATAAACCGTTTAAAACGAGGTACTATGAATGTTATATTAAGACCTATAAAAAGGAATAGTTGGTCTGGTAAAATTAGGTATAGAAATTGTTATGAAGATTTAGGACCTTACTATACAAGGTCTGGTTCCATCTACACAGGATTAACCCCAAGTGATGAAGAAAGGCTAGGTAATATCTTAGGGTTAGATTTAAAAAGGACTTCTGATTTTTGGAAAACGTTTTTCGTTAGGGTATACGACACAGATATTTATTTAAACACAGAAGATCCTCAAGACGAATTAAAATATTTGTTTTTAAAGAATCACAAGCGCGTAAAAACTTCGATCTTTGAACATAAGGCAGGAGCCAATTATTTATTAATAAACCATGAAGAAGAGGCTAAGAAGTCAAATCTTATAAATAAGATAAGAAGGACTGCCATGAAGGAGTTTGACAGACTTACAGCAGAAGATATAAGAAAAGCTTTAAGGTTATATGGCCACAATGCAGAAAACATGGAACCTGAAGTTGCTGAAAATAGGTTGTTTGAAATAGTTGAGGCTAATCCTCAGTCTTTTATAGACAGGTGGGTTAATAACACACACCGAGAAACTGAATATTTGATAGAAAGAGCTATTTCAACTAATATTATAAGACGCGCTAAGAATATATATAGGTATGGTTCCGAAATAATCGGTAGGTCAATGTTAGAAGCCATAGACTTTCTAGACAATCCTAAAAATCAGGACATTTTGTTATCAATAATGAAAGCAGTACAATCTAAAGTTTTTATAAACCCTGTTGATTTAACTGATTTAAAAGAAGACAAGTTTATAAAAGTAGATGGTGTTGCAAATGAAGCTGACATAGATCTTGACAGTGATGAAATAAAATTCAAAACTAGACCTAAAAGAAAAGGAGATACAATATAATGACTATATCAGAAATGCATGATGCCTTTAAGCTGGAGCTGGATAAAACTAGTTCTTTACAGCTGCCTGCATTTGAGCCAGAAGAAATAGATTACTGGCTTAATAGGGCTATACGTCAATTTATAAAAAATAAATTTACTGGTACAGATAAAGGAGTTGGGTTTGAGCAGATTTCGAAACGCATCATGGATTTATCTGCTGTGGTTAAAGAAGATGTATTAGAATATAAAAAAGGCAGTCCAGTGCAATTATACAAAGGCACTTTAAAAGAGAATTCCTATATTGCCAATCTAGAAGCTTGCAGCGAAGAAGTTTGGTTTATAGTAGGTGAAGAAGTTAAAATAGGGTTTTTAAGTTTATTGGACACTGCTGAAGAAGTTACTTCGGTCGTATCGGGGAATTGTTATTATGTTGTGTCTGGCACTTTTTTACAAGACGGCATAACATATACTTCTGGGGATTATTTTATAGCAACGTCCAACGCTTCAGTTGGGTCTGCTAGTATAATAATGGTATCTTTGAAACGTCAAGGAGTTACAGAATGCACAACAGACACGTATAGACCGAGTATAGATAATCCGTATAGTGAGCATAGGCTACATTACGAGGAAGCTAAACCTTTAAGACTTGTTTATCAAAGAGAGGTTGAGCTTATAACAGATGGTAGTTACGGCGTAGTTTCGTATTACGTTAGGTATGTTAAAAAGCCATTAGAGGTTTCATCTGGTATACCTACAGTTGATTGTGAATTACCAGACCACACACATGATGAGATTGTTGTTTTAGCTGCAAATCTAGCGTTAGAAAACATAGAACAGCAAGGTAGATATCAGTCTCATAGTGTTGAATTAAATAAAGTAGAATGATTAAATTTTTAATTTATGTTGACAAGAGTAAATAAAGTATTAATCGGTAAGGATATTAACCGCGATGCTCAAGTTGTGCCTGGTGCTTCTCTGAAGACCATCACGCTTAGTACAGGTCTTGCCGATGGAGAAGTGGTTGTTCTTGACAAGTATAAAAGGGTGTTAGCTCCTGGCTCAACTTTTGCAGACAGTGATACCATTTACATTTGTCAGGCAACCAGTGAAACCTTTAGTTATACAAACGAAGAAGGTACTAGTGTAACAGGAGCTCGTAAGGTTCGTATGTCTGATCCAATTAACGGAAAGTACGTCAAGTCTTTTAAAGCTAGGTCGTATTCTGCAAAAGCAGAACAAGCTTCTTCTGTTACATTGACAGGCATGACTCCTGTTGCTGGTACAGAATATATAGTAAGGATTATATATAAAGATGTTGAAGAATATCCTGGTCAGTTTACACAGACTTATAGACATGTTGCTACTGCTGCTACAGCTACAAGCGTAGCCACACTTTGTGCTGCATTAGTTGCTAAAATAAATTCACATAAAGGTAGAAGGGTTGTTGCAACTGACAACACTACTGGTATAACCATTACAGGTTTACCAATACCTGAGTGTACTACATCAGTTAATGATATAGACGAATTTAAGCAGGTACAGTTTGAAGTTAAGTTTCTGTATGTTACTTCTTCAGGAAACTGGGCAACAATGCCATCAACTTCAACTGCGGTTACTACTACAGGACCTACCCCTGGTGTTGGTACCTGGGAGCAGGTGAGGGATTTAGAGAAAAATTCTTTATCCAACATTGGAATTACCAATAAAACACAGTTCCCGGTTATTAAGCCGGATATGACAGTTGTAAAAGGTAGCTACTATGATCTTATCGTTATAGAACACGATAGAGAATATTTGTCTCCTGGACTTAATAATAAACAGAGGACTCCGCTTACAACAGTTATAGCACTTGCTACAGCTTCTAATGGTGTTAATACTGGCACACAGGCTGCTGACATTGTTGCACAGTTGAATCCGTGGTTTGAGTCTTTAGGATTTTCTAGTATTTCAATTTAATTAAAGGGGGAACAATATATGGCTAATCAGTTTTATATTAAAAGAGTTGCCTTTGGTAATTTTACATATGTCAGTACTGCAACTAATGCTACTAATAGTGTGTTAGTTGGTGGTAATGCTGCTTTTATTCCAAAAGGGGCCATTGTTACCGGTATTAAACTGTTCTGTGGAGGTGCGGTTACTAATGGTAGTAACTTTGAAAACGCTACGTTTAATATTTATTGCGGTGGCCAGGCATTAGGCACAAGCGATAGAAAAGCTTCAGAGGCTTTTGTTCAGACGGTAGCAAATACCATGGAGTTGAACGCTTCTGGTCTTTATGTATCTGTAGGTGGGCCTCTGGCTGTGTACTTTGCTTCTTCTTCTAGTAAGAAGACAGGTATTGCTTTTGATGCAGATGTTTATGTAGAATATCTGTATTGTGCAGATAGAGACGTTTCGTAAAGAATGTTATATATAAGGGGTGGGGGAAACAACCCCGCCCCTTTTTTCAATATTAATATAAATATGGAACCAAGAATAGTTGTAGGAGACACAATTGGTAAACACAACGAAAAATTGGAAGAATCCATTATAAGGGTTGAAAAGTCTAAAATGTATAAAGACAATTCTACAATTATAGTGTGTCCAACGAGAGGGATGTTCCCAACAAGAGTAGTGCAATCTTGGATGAAATTAATGAAGCCTATGAACCAACAAGTAGTAGGTCCTATTTTTGCAGAGTCTATGAAAGTTGATGTGGCATATGAAAGTTTATTTGAGTATATTTTAAGTAATGACTACTTAAAGAAGTTTAAATACGTTTTAACTATAGAAGAAGACAATTTACCTCCACCAGACGGTTTGCTAAAGCTGTACGAACACATGGACGAATATGATGTTGTGTCAGGTTTATATTGGGCCAAAGGAGATTTAGGATTTCCAATGATTTTTGGCGATCCAAGTGATCCAGAAGATTTTAAACCTGTAGTTCCAAAACCAGACACTGTACAGCAGGCAAATGCATTAGGTATGGGGTTTAATTTATTTAAATTAGACATGTTTAATCACATACCTAAACCATGGTTTAAAACAGTAGAAGGTAAAGATGAAAAAGGGGGTATTAGTGGCATAACACAAGATATGTATTTTTATCAAAAAGCCGGCAAATTGGGTTATAAATTTGCGTGTGATACTTCTATATTGGTAGGTCATTATGATTCAAAAAAAGATGTTATATGGTAGAGTTGATAAATGAATCCAAGCTAGATTTAGCTTGTGGAAATAATAAGAAAGAAGGATTTAAAGGTATAGATGTAGTAAAGTTACCGGAAGTTGATTATGTTGTAGATTTGCAGGTTTATCCGTGGCCTATAGAATCAAATAGTGCTGATGAAATTTATTGTAGTAATTATATAGAACACATACCACACCTTAATGTAAAGGGTGTTTTGAAGGAATCTAATTCTTTTGAAGAATTTAAATCAAAATTACTTGATTCTAAAGACGGGTTAATAGATTTTTTTAATGAGGTGTATAGAATATTAAAACCAGGAGGTAAGATTACGATAGTTGTTCCTTATTATAGTTCTGAAAGAGCTTATGGTGATCCTACCCACGTTAGATATATACCTGATTTTCTATGTTATTATCTTTCCAAGAAGTGGCGTGATGACAACAAACTTGAACATTATGGTCTTACTTGTGATTTTGATCTTAACAACGATATTACTTTGTCATACCATATATCAAACGAGCTTACTTTAAAATCTGAAGAAATAAGAAATAAAGCTTTTCGTAATGATTGGAATGCTATAGAAAATTTAATGATAGAGTTAGTTAAACGATAGAGATGATTAAATTTGCCGCATACAAGAAAAAATATATAGTTAAGGCTGTTTATTCATATGAAGATAACGGCAGCGCTGTTGGTGATTATGGTCTTGGTGCTATTATACCAAGTGGGGCTATAGTTACAAACGTATACTATAATGTAAAAACAGCTCCAACTTCTTCAACAAGTGCTTCAAAAATATCAATTAATTTAGTATCTAATGGGGATATAGTTGAATCCACTTCGTTGGACGATGGTTCAAACACATGGTCAGAAGGTGTACATTCTTCTAAAGTACCATTTGAATCTTTGTATTTATTGCTTACAGAGAATAAGGAATTAACAGTATCTATATCAGTAGAAGAACTATTGTCTGGTGAAATAGATATATATTTAGAATACGTAATTTAATTTGACATGGCTTTTAGTCTTAATTATACTGTTTCTATTAGCAATGATAATAAATTGCTTACAATAACAGACGCAACAGGGGAAGTTTCTAGTGGTACTGCTTCTGGTTGGGAGATAGGTGGACCTAATCCAGATTATACTTTGATAGGTGCTTCTGGGTCTTCTTATACCTTAGAATTAGATATAGCTATAACGTTGTCAGATGGCACAGAAACTACTTATGATACAATTGACTTATTTACTGAGTTTGCTCCTGTTGGTGGGTTCGCATCTATTTCGGATCTTGTGTTTGAACTTGATTGTTCAAAATTATTGAACGACGGGGTTGCTCTT